CTCTTGGAAGTAATGCACTTCAAGGTAACTACGGAGGCGGCGGCGGCGGTGGCGGTGGTAGTTCTACGCCTATGTATGCTCAACCTGGCTTTAACTATGGCAACCAAACATACCAAAATTCTAATAAGCCTGTAGATGCATCTAATTACTTTATTACAGGTGATAGAGGTGTCTACAATTTACTTCCAGCTCTTGGACAAATTAATGCTGGAAAAGAATCGTCTCTTTATTCCCCTAATAGAATTGATAATCCTCGCCAGACTGAAAGATTTAATGCAATGGGTGCCGCTAATGCATATACACCTTACGAAGCATACCAAGATATTCAAGCTCAAATGGCAAACGACCCAACTGCATTAGCAGCGTTTAACAAAGCTTATGGCCCAATTACGAGAGATCTTTCAAATATTAAATTACCCGGTGGAGCCAAGTTACCTGGTGGAATCAAGTTACCAAGTTTCCAACCTCCTAATCCAGCCAGCCCACTAGGTCAATTTAATTCAGCTAATCCTAATCCATATAATCAGTATGTTAATTTTGGATTAAATAAACTTGTACCTAATCAATCTACACAAAATACTGATCCAAATGTTTTCTATAGTAATTTGGCTAGTTACGCTGCTGAAAATAAAAACCCATTCTTCTTACCTTTTGAAACTACAACTGGCGCTACACCATTAGGATTTACTCCGTCTCAAAACGCATTGGCTGCAATAGATAGTTCAACATATTTAAGTGGCTATCAAAACGCAGCGCAACAACAACAAAAATATCTTAGAGACCAAAAACAAGCACAACAAGCTAATATACCTGCACCGGTAAGACCTACAACACCTGCACCGGTAAGACCTACAACACCTACACCGGTAAGACCTACAACACCTGCGCCTGTAAGACCTACAACACCTCCGTCTTACCCAGGTATTATTACAACACCCGCTAGAATGGCACAAGGTGGAATCGCAATGTTAAGGAGAAAATAATGAGACCTTCACGTGGTATGGGCGCAATAAAAAAGACTAAGATACCTAGTGCTACTGAGAACACTATGCCTAAGGGCGTGGTTAAAAAACGTCGTGACAACACAGACTTTACAGAGTATAAAGAAGGCGGCCCTGTAGGACTTTATGCAAACATGAATGCTAGAAAGAAAAAAGGTATTTCACGTTCTAAAAAAGAATCTACAGTAACACCAGAAGCATACGCTAATATGAAAGCAGGATTTCCTAAAGGGAAAAAATAATGGTAGATAGAACCTCAGGTACCGTAGCATTTAACTTAAATGTTAATGAGTTAATCGAAGAAGCCTTTGAAAGATGTGGTCAAGAACTACGTACGGGCTATGATTTCCGTACTGCACGACGTTCAATTAATTTAATGACTATTGACTGGGCTAATCGTGGTTTAAACTTATGGACTGTAGAACCAGGTCAGATTCAGTTAAACCAAGGGCAAATTATGTATGCGTTGCCTACTGATACGATTGATTTGTTAGACATGGTAACAAGAACAGGCTCAGGACAAAATCAACAAGATATCAATATTAGCCGTATTAGTGAGTCAACATACATTACGATTCCTAATAAAAATGCAACAGGCAGACCTATCCAAGTATGGATTAATAGACAAAGTGGCCAAGAGAACCCTACTACAATCCTTACAGCTGAAGCATTAGACACAACAGAAACAACGATTACTTTAACATCAACTGTAGGTTTAGCGCAGTTTGGATTTATTAAAGTAGATAATGAAACAATTCAGTACGGTGGTGTTAGTGGTAATGACTTAATAGATTGTATACGCGGTGTTAACAATACAACGGCAGCAACACACATTACAGCTTCTAAAATCTATGTGCAAAACTTGCCTACTATTAATGTGTGGCCTGCACCCGATCAAAGTAGTTACTACTCATTTGTGTATTACAGATTAAGACGTATTCAAGACGCAGGTAACGGAGTGACTAATGAAGATATTCCGTTTAGATTTATTCCTGCTATGGTAGCTGGGTTAGCTTCGTACTTATCTATGAAGTTACCTAATGTAGACCCAACTAGAATTCAAATGTTAAAGCAAGATTATGAGCAAGCGTATCAGAACGCAGCTGACGAGGATAGAGAAAAAGCATCAGTAAGGTTTGTACCTAGAGAGATGTTCTACCATGGCTGAGTTAGACCGTAAACAAATTGCTGAAATAGTAAGGCAGATGAAACTTGAAGAAGACCAATCAAAAAAGTTTTTAAATAAACCTTCAAATTTTAATCCTGAAATTACTAATGCTCCTGATAGACCTGATAGGGTTCAGTATAGACCTGAATCAGGATTTAACGTTGCAGGCGGAGGAAGTAAAAATAAAGATGCTACAGTACTTGGTGGACGCGTAGGGTATAAACATCCTATAGACGATAAATCTAGCATTGAAGTAGGTGCTTCTGGCCACTATGCAAAAGGTAAAGGTTGGAAAGACGCAGGACTTGATAGAGCAGATATTAATTATGCTAACCAAGTTACAGATAATTTAAGACTGCGTGCAGCACTAGGTGCAGGTAGAGGTGGTGTAGACCAAGGTGATGTTGGTGCTGAATATACTTTTAAAAAAGGTGGCAAAGTAAAAGTTAAGCCTAAAGTTCGCGGTCACGGCATTGAAAAGAAGGGTAAGACCAAAGGCAGGTTTGTTTAATGCCAAGTAAATATTCAAGTGGCAAGTATGCAATCGCTCAATGTGACCGATGTAACTTTAGATATAAACTAAAGCAATTAAAACGCTTAGTGATCAAGACAAAAAATGTTAATATACTAGTATGTCCAGAATGTTGGGAACCGGATCAGCCACAATTATCACTAGGTCTATACCCAGTTAATGATCCGCAGGCTGTTAGAAATCCAAGACCCGATAATTCATATTATCAAGCGGGGTTAAATGGGCTTCAATTAACAGAAACAACATCGCCTGATGAAGACGCTACGGGTGTTGCAACGCAAGGTAGTAGAATAATACAGTGGGGCTGGTATCCAGTAGGTGGGTCAAGATTAAACGACGATGGTTTAACGCCTAATGATCTAGTAGGTATAGGCAACGTAGGTACAGTAACAGTAACAACAACATAAGGAGAAGTAACATGGCATATAAATCAGGAGCTGACGGTATTACTAAACAAGGTAAAACCAAAGGTAAAAATTTAGGTAATGACGGCGCTAAAGTCGGTATTGAAACAGGTCCAAAACATGCGGGTTCTAAAGGCGGTAAAAAGAACATTGACATGAAAACTATGGGTCGTGGTATGGCTAAAGTCGCAGCACAAAAAAGGGGATAATAAAATGGCAGAATATAAACAACCAGTAATTGTACCTAACGCAGATATAGGTCTTTCACAAGATCCTAATAAGTTACGTGCACAAGAACTTAATAAAGATACAGGTACACAACGTGTAAGTGCTGGAGATCCTGCGTCTAAGATAATTAATAAAAATGGTGAAACTAAACAACGTGGTAGTGGAGCAGCAACAAAAGGATTTACTTCACGAGGCCCAATGGCGTAATAAATGAATTACTCTGAATTAGTTACAGAGATACAAAGCTATACGGAAAATCAGTTTGAAACAACTGATATAAATACTTTTATAACTCAAGCTGAACAACGTATTTATAATATGGTGCAACTTCCTGCACTTCGTAAAAATGTGACAGGTACTACGACATCTGGGAATAAGTATTTAGCTATGCCAAGTGATTGGTTAGCAACATTTAGTTTGGCTGTAATTAACGCTAGTAATGAATACACATATCTTTTAAACAAAGATGTTAACTTTATTCGGCAAGCATTTCCTGATACAGATTCAGATTTTTATGATGAGCCTCAATACTATGCAGTGTTTGATAATACCGCGTTTATATTAGGTCCTACTCCAAATGCTAGTTATGCTGTTGAGTTACATTATTTTTACTATCCTACTTCTATTGTTACTGCAGGCACTACTTGGTTAGGTGATAATTTTAGTTCGACATTGTTATATGGATCATTACTAGAAGCGTATACCTACATGAAGGGTGAAGCAGATGTGATCGCTCAATATCAAAAACGTTATGACGAAGCTATGGCATTATTGAAACAACTTGGTGATGGTAAAGATAGACAAGATGCTTACAGAAGCGGACAAGTAAGGTACCCAGTTCAATGATTTTAGGACAAGCACAGACCACTACGTTTAAACTAAACTTGCTTAAAGGTTTAGAGAATTTTTTTACAGGGTCACCATATACATATAAAATTGCTTTGTATGATGCAACGGCTACGATTAATAGTGAAACAACCGCATATACAACAACTAACGAAATTACAGGTACGGGCTACATAGCTGGAGGAAAAGTATTAGTTCCAACAACAGGTAGTGATACTAGTAATAATACGGCTTATGTAACATTTGCCAATGTAACTTGGAGTCCTGCAAACTTTACCGCAGCAGGAGCTTTGATATATAATAGCACTACAAATGCATCAGTCGCAGTATTAAGTTTTGGCGGAGAAAAAATAGCCACTACAACATTTACAATAGAATTCCCCGCAGCTACTTCAACCACTGCTGTATTAAGAATTAATTAAGGAGAAATATATGATTAAAGAAACAGGCGGTTTTGGCGATTCAGCTATTGCCACATTAAATGCCGGAGCCCAAGCTAATGAAACAATGGGAATAGAAGGCCACTATAAAGTTACATGCCGTGACAAAGAAGGTAATTTAAAATGGGAAGAATCATTTCCTAATTTAGTAAACGCAGTTGGCAAAGAGTTATTACTTAATACACTACTTCGTACATCTGGCACATATACAACAGTAGGACCATTTTTAGGTTTAATTGGTGGAGCATCACCAACATTTGGTACAGGATCCGATACTGCAACATCCCATGCTGGTTGGACAGAATTCACTAACTACACAGTAGGCGGTTCAGCAGTGCGCGGTACAGCAGTATTTAGTGCATCAACTTCTACAGGTTCTACACCAACTAACGTAACTACATGTGCAGCGACAGCGATTACTTATACTATTACAGGTGCAGGCGGTACAGTAAGCGGATGTTTCTTAGTTACAGGTTCTGGTGCTGTAAGTACCCAAAGTAGTACAGCTGGTGTATTATATTCAGCAGGCGCATTTGCAGTGGCTAAAGTTACAACAGCTGGTGATACTGTAGCGGTTACATACTCAACAACAGCTACAAGCTAAGGAGCCTTAAATGGCTCTTGTAGTCGCAGACAGAGTACAGGAAACCTCCACTACTAGTGGGACAGGTACGCTTACGCTTGCTGGAGCAGTTGTAGGGTTTCAAACTTTTTCTACGGCTATTGGTAATGGTAATACTACTTTTTACACAATCTACGATTCCACTGCATATGACTGGGAAGTAGGTATTGGTACTGTAGGTGCTGGTACTTTAGCTCGTACTACAGTGTTATCAAATTCCTTAGGCACCACCGCTAAGATTTCTTTTGCTAGTAATTCTAAATTAGTATTTTGTACATACCCCGCTGAAAAATCTATTAATTACGACGCTAATGATGTTGCAACTATTGGCTCTACACTAGGATATACTGATACCGGAATTATTGCTTCATTTGCATCAACTGTTGCAGGCTACAATCAAGTTATTTTACAAAATAAAAGTACCGCTACAAATGCTTCAGCTAATTTCAATGTATCTAATGATGCAGGCACCGCAGGGTCTAACTATGCTGAACTAGGTATTAACTCATCTACCTTTACAGGTTCAGGTTCATTTAATATTGCAGGCGCTTCTTACGTAGCCTCTGCTTCTACTGATTTAGTTCTTGGTACTTACGGCGCATATAGTATTCATTTTGTAACTAATAGTAGCACGACTGATGCTATGACTATCTTTAATAATGGCGGTATTTCATTAGGTGGATTCGCAAATCCTGGTATCAAGAATATAGCAGCTAGTAAGTTTGTACCAGGCTACACAGCGATTACATCAGCAGCGGGCACTACAGTTTTAACAGCAGACTCTAATTACTATCAAAATCTAGTTGGTACTACAACTCAAACATTCCGCTTACCTGATGCTACAACACTACTAGTTGGCACCACATTTATATTTGATAATAATTCAACAGACACTTTAACTGTTGTTGATAATGCCTCTGGACCTGTTGATACTATTCCAGGTGGCGCTGCAGGTTTTGTTTATTTAGCTAATAACAGTACTGTTGCAGGTAGTTGGAACGATCACGCGTTTCTCCCAGCAACTTACAACTTTAATGCTACAACCGCTAATTTTGGTAATGCCACAATCACAAACGCAGTTTGGAACGGTACTACAATCGCTTCAGGTTATGGCGGTACAGGACTTACTACATTTACTGCGGCTAACAATGCTATTTATTCCACATCAAGTTCAGCTTTAGCAGCGGGTACTCTACCTATTCAAGCAGGTGGTACGGCAGCTACTACATTTACAGCTAATGGGGTTTTATATGGTAATGGCACATCTGCATTAGGTGTTACAGCGGCAGGTACTACAGGACAAGTTCTTATAGCCACAACAAGTGGCGCTCCATCATGGGGAGCAGTTCCTACAACTGCTGCAGTTACATCATTTCAAACTTCATTAAGTGGACTCACACCAAATACAGCTACAACAGGCGCTGTAACATTAGCAGGCACTTTAGGCCCTACATCAGGCGGCACAGGACTATCTGCTTATACTACTGGTGATATTATTTATGCATCGGCTACAAATACTTTATCTGCATTAGCGGACGTAGCTACTGGCAATGCTTTAATTTCAGGTGGTGTTGGCACAGCTCCTTTGTGGGGTAAGATTGGTCTTACAACTCATGTATCTGGCACTCTTCCAGTAGCTAATGGTGGTACAGGACAAACCACATATACTGATGGTCAGCTATTAATTGGCAATACAACAGGCAACACACTTACTAAAACAACACTTACAGGTACGACAAATCAAGTTACAGTGACTAATGGTAGTGGATCAATAACACTAAGCTTACCTTCTTCGATTAATGTAAATACAACAGGAAGTGCGGCAACACTAACTACAGCAAGAGCGATTTATGGTAATAATTTTGATGGGTCAGCCGCGTTAACTCAAGTCATTGCATCAACTTATGGTGGTACAGGCAACGGATTTACGAAGTTTACTGGTCCAGCAACAGCAGAAAAAACTTTTACTTTACCTAATGCTACAGCAACTATTCTTACTGATAATGCAGTAGTAACAGCTGTACAAGGGGGTACAGGACAATCTACTTATGCTGTAGGTGACTTACTTCAAGGTGGTGCAACAAACACATTAACTAAATTAGCCGCAGTTGCTACTGGTAATGCTCTTATTTCTGGTGGAGTTACAACAGCATCATCTTGGGGTAAAATTGGTCTTACAACTCATGTATCAGGCATATTACCGATTGCAAATGGTGGTACTAATGCAAGCGCGGCAGGTATTGCTGCATTTAATAATATTACAGGTTATACAGCTTCAGGTGCTACAGGAACTACATCTACTAACATAGTTTTTAGTACAAGCCCTACATTGGTAACTCCAACATTAGGTGTAGCATCTGCAACATCTATAAATAAAGTTACAGTTACAGCACCAGCTACTAGCTCAACATTAACAATTGCAGATGGTTCTACTTTAGCTACTTCAGGTGCATTTAGCACAACATTAACCGCTACAGGCACAACAACCGTAACGTTGCCTACAACAGGCACATTAACTACATTAGCAGGCACAGAAACACTTACTAACAAACGCATAACACCAAGAGTATCTACTACAACCTCTAGTGCAACTCCTACAATTAACACAGACACTACAGACCAATTTGGTTTAACAGCACAAGCGGTTAATATTACTTCATTTACTACAAACTTATCAGGAACTCCTACAAACGGTCAAAAACTATGGATTTATATTGTAGGCACAGCTGCTAGAACAATTACATGGGGAGCTTCTTTTGAGGCATCTACAGTTGCACTTCCAACCACAACAGTAACAACAAATCGTTTAGATGTAGGTTTTGTATGGAACGCTGTAACATCTAAATGGCGCTGTGTGGCGGTGGCATAACATGGCCATTAAACAACGCTGGAGCTAATATATGTTTGGTTATGCTTCATTTGCTGAGGTACCATTTGCTGCATTGCCTTCGGGAGGGGGGGCTAGTTTTTTTGAGGCATTAACAGAAAATTTTGGTGTAGCAGATACTAATACTCAAGTATGGTCTTTTTTACAAAGTATTACTGAACCTATTATTGTAGAAGACCTTAATTCATTAGGTGCACTGTTTACTGCAACTCTTAATGAACCTATAAGTGTAAATGATGTTAGATCAGATCAGTTTAACTTTTTACAAAGTATTGCTGAACCTTTAACAGTAGAAAATCAACAAACAATATCAGCAGGATTTGCGCAAAGTATTGCAGAGAATGTTACTTTAAACGAGGTATTAGTATCTTTTTTTGCAGCATTACAATCTAAAAACGAAGACTTTGTAATAAATGATAATAATAGTGTCCAAACAGACTTTTTATTTAGTAAAACAGAAAATGTAGACTTAAATGATACCCTTACTATTGCAGCTCAGTTTGCAGTAAATAGAGCAGAAAATGTAGACTTAAATGATACCCCTACTATTGCAGCTCAGTTTGCGGTATCTAGATTAGAAAATGTAGATTTGAATGATACCCCAAGCATAAATGCGCAGTTTGCGGTATCTAGATTAGAAAATGTAGATTTGAACGATACCCCTACTATTGCAGCTCAGTTTGCTGTAAATAGACTAGAAAATGTAGATTTGAATGATGCCCCTACTATTGCAGCTCAGTTTGCGGTATCTAGAATTGAAGATATAAATCTAGCTGATTTAAATAGTATTGTTGCTAACTTTACTGTTACACAAGTAGAAACTATAATACTGGACGACATTGAGGATATAGGGTTTGCTTATGTATTTACTATTACTGAGCCTATTACAATTAATGATGATAGTTCTGCATCTAATCAGTTTATTGTAGTAAGAGTAGAAAATATAGGGTTAAACGATGCGTCTACTCAGCAGTCTAATTTTTCACAGTCAATCATTGAGGCAATAACTTTACTTGATGATATATGTTATAACGGTTGGTTTAGAATTGACGATAGCCAAACACCTTCATGGAACGCTATTGCAACACCAGCTGGGGTATGGGTAGATATAAACGACGCTCAAACTCCAAGTTGGACTGCAATTTCAACTCCTTCTGGTACATGGACAGATATAAACGATACACAAACTCCTAATTGGGGCACAATAGATACATCACAACCGTGCAGTTAGGGTATAATATGAACAAAAACAAACTAGGAATAGAGGACTAAAAACATGGCATCCACCTACAGTAATTTAAAAATAGAGCTTATTGGGACAGGCGATCAGTCTGGTACTTGGGGCAACACAACTAATATTAATTTAGGCACAGCAATTGAAGAGGCTATTACAGGTTCTGCGGATGTAAACTTTGCTACAGACGCTGATGTTACTATAACTCTAACTAGTACAAATACAGCTCAAACTGCCCGTAATTTACGTTTAAATATTACTGAAAGCTCTACAGGCATAGGTTCTGTTCGTAACTTAATATTAGGTTCAGGTTGCCAGATTGAAAAATTGTACCTCATTAATAATACAGGTACTGGCGCTAAAACAGTTAAAAATACAACAGGAACAGGTATCGTAGTTCCAGCAGGTAAGTCCATGTTTGTGTATAACGATGGTACTAATGTAGTTGATGCTACAACGCATTTATCTTCATTAACCCTTGGTTCTGCTCTTTCAGCAACTAGCGGTGGTACAGGCCAATCTTCATATGCTGTAGGTGATTTAATATATGCATCTACAACAACCGCATTATCTAAATTAGCAGATGTTGCTACTGGTAATGCTTTAATATCAGGCGGTGTAGGCGTAGCTCCAGCATATGGAAAAATAGGACTTACTACTCATGTGTCGGGTACATTACCTATTGCTAATGGTGGTACTGGTTCTACATCAACAACTTATTGCTCATTAACCACAAACGTAACAGGCACACTTCCTGTAGCTAATGGTGGTACTGGTACTGCAACACAAACAGCATACTCTGTACTTTGTGGAGGTACAACATCAACGGGGGCTTATCAATCTGTTGCTTCATTAGGCACCGCAGGACAAGTTTTAACATCAAATGGGGCAGGCGCTTTACCAACATGGACATCAGCTTCATCAGGCACAGTTACAAGCGTTTCATGGACAGGTGGTATTGTTTCCGTTGCTACATCAACTACAACTCCAGCATTTACAATAGCTGGAACATCGGGCGGTATTCCTTATTTTTCATCAGGCACAACTTGGGCTTCATCTGGTGTATTAGCGGCTAGTGCTCTTGTTATTGGCGGAGGTGCTGGTGTTGCCCCATCTACAACAACTACTGGCACAGGCGTAGTAACTGCTTTAGGTATTGCTGTTAACTCTGGTTCTGGAGGTTTAGTAACAAATACAGGCACAGCAACACTTACTAATAAAACTTTAACTACACCAATTATTAGTTCTATTAGTAACACGGGCACACTAACATTACCAACATCTACTGATACATTAGTAGGTCGCGCGACTACAGATACCCTTACTAATAAACGTATTACACCAAGAGTTACTTCAATTACAGGCGCTGCTGGTGGAACAATTACTCCTACAGGTGATACAGCTGATCAATACAATATCACTGCTTTAGGTGCTTCAGCAACTTTTGCAATTCCAAGTGGAACTCCTACAGACGGCCAAAAATTAAACATTAGAATTAAAGACAATGGAACTGGTAGAGCTTTAACTTGGACTACTTCAGCAGGTGGTTACAGAGTTATAGGAACTACATTACCAACAACTACAACTGCAAGTAAAACTATTTATGTTGGCTGTATATACAACTCAGCTGACTCATTTTGGGATGTACTTGCAGTAGCAACACAAGCATAATTAATTAATAGGATAAATATTTAATGGCACGAATAGTAGTATTTTTAACAACTGTAGGTACTGGAACATGGACAGTTCCTTCTAACTTTGGGTCTTTAGTTTCTGTTGAGGGTATTGGTGGTGGTGGAGCCGGTTGGGATGATCCTACGGACAGTGGTGGTGGCGGTGGTGGTGGAGCTTATGCAGCATCTACTACTATTGATACATCATCATGGGTACCAGGTTCAACTGGGATTTCTTACCGAGTAGGTGCTAAAGCTATCGTGTTCCCTGATACTGCCGCTACAGATACTTGGTTTGGATTTGCATCTCCTTCGACTACCACAGGTATTTTAGCTAAAGCTGGTGTATCTTCGTTTTCTACTACTGGTGCCCTTGGAGGATCTGCTGCATCTTCTGTAGGTACAACTAAGTTCTCAGGAGGCACTGGAGGTAGTAGAATTGGATCAGCAGGCACCATTGGTGGTGGTGGTGGTGGGGGCGCTGCAGGACCAGGAGGTGCTGGGGGCTCTGGTGCTAATGGTACTAATACTAGTATCAATGATAATGGAGGCGGTGGCGGTGGCGGAGCTTCTCTTAGCGCGGCTGGATCTGCTGGTTCTTCAGATACTGGTGGTAATGGTGGTGACGGCACTGGTGGTGGAGCTCTTGCTACTGATGGAACAGCAGGTACTGGCGGCGGCGGCGGTGGTGGTGGGGGCGCTGGTGATAATAATGCTGGTAAGGGAGCTACTGGAAGTTATTGGACACAAACATCTGATAGTGCTACCGCAGGTTCTGGTGGTGGCGGTGGTGGTGGTAGTCGAAATGGTTCAAGAGCAGGTAATGGGGGTAACTATGGTGGCGGTAGTGGCGCATCTGGTGGATCTTCTAGCTCTGCTGGTGATGGAGGAAACGGCATTATTGTTATTACATATGACACTTTTGATAACGGTAATTTCTTTTTCCTCTTTTAAGGAATTAATATGAACATGGATAAAATAGCAAATATGTTGTTCCCAGTGATAGTCTCGGCTATTGCTTGGTTACTTACTTCAATGGCGTCTATACAAGCAGACTTAATCAGCATCAAATCTAAAATGCCTAATCTGATTACAGAACAAGGTGTACCTACAGATAGCCCTATATCAGCAGAAGCTAGAGCTAAGTTAAAAGAAGAACTAAGGGCTCAAATGGGTGAACTTAACGTACGTATTAGAATTTTAGAAGAACATGACATGCAAAGGAAAGGTAAATAATGTTTAGTATTCTCTCATCCATACTAGGCTTTGCAACTGCAGGTCTACCTAGCATACTAGGATTCTTTCAACAAAAAGGAGACCAAGCGCATGAACGAGAAATGGCTAAAATGCAAAATGAACAAGCTATGCTTATGGCTCAAAAAGGTTTTCAATCACAAGAAAAAATAGCAGCTATTGAATTGGAGGGTACTTATGCAGAAACATTCGCACAAGAAAGACAAGCGCTTTAT